TGTTGAATTAAATATAGATTTGGAGTTATAAAATGGATGAAAATTATATAAACAAACACTATTTAATTTAATTTTTGAAATAATAAATAAAATATTGGAGGTGATAAATATATGATTTTTGACGAATTAGAAAAAATACAAAATGCACAAGGAACTAACAATAAAAAAGAATTATTAAAAGAATGGTATAACGAAGATTCAAAAGTTTGTAAAGAAATAATGAATTTTTTATATAATCCAAATATAATTACAAATTTATCTACAAAAAAAATCAAAAAAACAATAATAACAAACGATTATGTTGATACTGATGATATAAAAATATTAACAGATGAAAATATATTTTATATAATTAAATATTTAACAGAATCATGTACTGGAACAGATAATGATATAAGCATAATTCAAAGATTTAGAGATAGATTTTATTATCCTCAATCGAAAGAATTTTTTGAATTATTTGTCTGTAAAGAATTAAATATTGGTCTAGATATAAAAAACATTAATAATGTTATACCTAACTGTATAGAATTAATAGAACCTATGTTAGCATATAACTATAATAATGTTTCTGATGATATAAACCTAGAAGATGAATGGTATATTACTGTTAAATTAGATGGCAATAGATTAATAATAGATAATAGAAAAGAAAAAACTTTAGCTTATACAAGAAATGGAATATTGTTAAAAGATTTAGATGATTTTCTTTCTAATATAGATTTACCAAAAGGATATATATATGATGGAAAATTATTGCCAAATAATATAAAAGGAAAAACTTCTAAAGAACAATATAAAGAAATAAGTTCAATTATGAGAACTAAAGGAGAAAAAGATAAAAATAAAATCAAATATCATATATTTGATATAATAAATTATTCTTTACTATATAAAGAAAGAAGAAAAATTATTGATGAAATACCAAATTCAAAATATATTGATATATGTAAAGTATTATATAAAGGTCCAATTGACAAACAAGTATTTAATTTATTAGATAAATTAATAGATTCTGGAGAAGAAGGACTAATGGCTAATCATGAAAATGGTTTATATGTACCAAAAAGAACAAAAGATATTGTTAAATTTAAAAAATTTCATACTTTAGATTTAAAATGTATAGGCGTAGAAGAAGGAACAAAAAAATTTAAAAAAACTTTAGGGTCTATAATTTGTGAATATAAAGGCAATACTGTAAAAATAGGTTCTGGTTTTGCAGAAAAACAAAGAAAAGATATTTGGAATGATAATTCTTTAGTTTTAAACAAAATAATTGAAATTAAATATTTTGAAGAAACAGAAGATAAAGATGGTAATAAAAGTATTAGATTTCCAGTTTTTCAACAAATTAGAGATGATAAAACTGAAGTTTCTTATGAGTAGGTGATATATTTGAAAGATTGGGAATTTTTCGAAAAAATATTAAAAAAACCATTAGAACAAATAGTTGATTTATTAACTATGAATTGGAAAAAAGGATTATGTAAAGATAAACAAAAATACTTTGATAAGGAAGTTTTGCTAAAAGCGTTAAAAGAAAAAAATAATGAAAAAAATTCTTGACAAATGGGTTACAATAATATATAATTAAAATAATTTGAGATAATGTTGATAAAACATTAATATAAACACTTAGGATTCTTTGGTTATTTCTTCTGCTAAGTATAAAATCCAAGAAGATTAATAGCAATTCTAAAATCTAAAAAGAAGATGAATACATTTGTTATGTTGAACAAATTTTGGAAAGTTCTAACACCGTGCTTAGACTTTAATAGATTAAGATTTTAGTATTTAATATTTACTTTGTAGTATTAATTAGTTATATCATTTTTGGTTGATGATAACTTATGTAGTATTAAGAAGTGTAGTTTATAGTATAAAGTCAGTAATTTGCTTAAAAACCTAGAGTAAAAGTTTTTGCTTTGTTTAAGCTTATGTTTTGAATCTAGCTGACGTTATCTCAAATTATAATAAAAAAACACTATTTCAAATTTTACTATTATATAAAATACAAGTCGGAAAAAATGCGCCGGCGGAGAAAAAGGAAGGTTAAAAATGACAAAACAAGAATTTATTAATTTAGCTTCTTCTAAAGTCAATTTAAAAAAAATAGAAGTAGAGGAAGTATTTAATTTATTGATTGATTCAATAAAAGAAGAACTAAAATCAGAAGGAGAATTTAAAATTCATGGTTTAGGAACTTTAAAAAAAGTAACTAGAGCTTCAAGAGAAGCTAGAAATCCTAAAACTGGAGAAAAATTAATAGTTCCAGAAAGAAATACTGTAACTTTTAAGGTTGCAAAAGAACTAAAAGATTTAGTAAATGAATAATTAAAAATTGAATGCGGTGTTTAATAAAAAACATCGCATTTTTTCAACAAAGGAGCAAACCTATGAAAAAAGTATTTTACGGAGATTTAAAAAGAGGACGTGTAAAAAATAATTCAATAGGAAAAATAAGTAAAAAAGAAATAGAAAAATATGAAAAACAAATAGAAGAAGATAGGTTAAGAGAACAAAAAAAAATAATCTATAAAAAAATTATATATGCTGTTTTTATATTTGTAATACCAGTAATTGCAGAATATTATATAAATAAATGGTGATTAAAATGATTAACTCAATACAAGAATTAATGGAAAATCTTCGTCCTTATATAAGTCTTTATATGGATGAAATGAATATACAATTAGATAATAGAGGATTTATAAAATGTCTTAATCCAGACCATGATGACCATAATCCAAGTATGCATTTTTGGGATGAAAATAACTTATTGTTTTGTTTCTCGTGTGGCGCAACATACGATATATTCGGGCTTTGCAGCCTCTTAGAAGGAAAACCAGATTGTGGACCGGATTTCATAGAAGAAAATGTATTTTACCTTGCCAGAAAATATGGTTTAGAATATGAACATTTAAGAAAAGATATTACTCAAGAAGAAATTAAAAGAAATAATATGTTCAAAATAATGAGAGTATTTGGTGAATATATCCTTAATCATAAAAATCAAGATTATTTAGATAGGAGAAATATAAATGAAAGAACTTCAAGAGAACTTATAATAGGTTCTGTAGATAATTATCAAAATGCTATTAATTATATAAAACAAAAAGTTCAAATAAATGATATAGATAGTTTAATACAAGAAATAGGTTTTGATAGTTTTAAAATAAACGAGAATAAATTGATTTTTATCATTAAAGATAGATTCGGAAGACCTTGTAGCTTTGTTTCTAGAGAAATGATAGATACAACTAATAATCCTAAATATATAAACGGTAAAGAAAGTGAAATATATAACAAATCAAGTATCTTTTATGGATTTAGTGATATTAAAAAGAAATTTAATCATTTAGATATATTCTTAATAGTAGAAGGATATATAGATTTTGTATCTGCATATCAAGCTGGTTTTAGAAATGTAGTAGCTTTAGGTTCGGCTAGTTTTACAGATGAACATATAGAATTATTAGAGAAAGATAATAATATAGATAAAATAGCTATAGCTCTTGATAACGATACTACAGGAAAAAAAAGAACAGAAGATTTAATTAATAGATTTAAAATGCGTAAATTAAAAAAAACTTATGTAGTAGCTGTTAATAAATCAGATAAATATAAAGATTTAGATGAGGCAATACAAGATAAAATAAAAAATAATACTAGATTAAATTTAAGAGAAATGTATGACATTATAGATTTATTTGAATTTGAATTAAAAAAAATAAAAGAATCTGGTAATTATGACGAAAGTCTTGTGTTTGAGAAATTTGTTAATATTATTTCTCAAACAAAATCTCCTAAAAAAAGAGAAGACCAAGCTAAAACTCTTAGTAAATATATTGATTATTCTTCTAAAACTATATTAGATGAAATTGAATTTAGATTAGAATCGGACAATGAAGCATATAAAGGAGATATAAAAAAAACATTTCAGTTTGGTTTAAAAGAAATAGAAAAAAATCCAAATAATGCTATTAGTGTTTTAGAAAATATAAAAGAAGATATAGAAGATATAGATAAACAATATAATAAAACTAAAGGAGATGTTTTTCAAATAGGAATAGAGGATTTCGATTCCTATGAAGAGAAGAAGACAATTCAAGATTTATATAATATAAATTTTCATGTTCCTTGGTTGAATAATACAGCATTAGTTCCAGGACATAATACTGTAATCAGTGGAGCTGCAAACTCAGGTAAAACGACAGTTCTGCAACATTTAAGTATACAAATTGCATTACGAGAACACAATGGATTTGTTTTATATGTTTCAACAGATGATTCTGCTGAAAAAATATACTCAAATTTTGTTTCTCAAATAACTGGACTTCCAAGAGAATATACTTCTAATCCTAATTTTCATAAAACACTTGGAAGGAATCTTAATACCGAAGCCTCTGCTAATTGTTATTATAAATATCTTAAAGGAATAGAAACAGTAAAAAGATTAATAGAATATAAAAAATTATTAGTTCTTGATGTCAAAAGAGGCGTTGATAATTGGACTAAATTTACTTCTTTATTAAGAGATGTGGGTTCAAGAGAAGAACTTAATGACAAATTTAAAATATTAATAATAGATTCTGCTAATAAAATAGATGTAGGACAAGCTATACAAGACCAAATAGGTTTTATATCAGGAAATGTAAAAAAACTTTCTTCTAAATATAATTTTTGTACTTTTATAAATTATGAATTAAACAAAGCAAAAAGTAATGCTAAATTAACGCAATTTAATTTATCTGGTTCAAGAAGAATGAATTATGATACAGATTTACTTGGTTTTGTTTATAATCCATCAAGGAATCTTGGAGGTAACACAGATATGTGGTGGGATAAAAACGGACATCGTAATCCTATAATAGTTACTATGCAAGAGAAAACAAAAGTAGGAAATAACGAAAGAACGTTCCAACCTTATTACTATAAATTGGATAGTGAAACTAGTGCTTTATATCCTATTGAATTTGGTTCACAAGAACATAATTATTATGAAAATATATTTAGTAAAGAATGGGAAGAAAAATATGAAAATTATTAATGACAAACAAAAATAAATTTGTTATAATGTCACTGAGAGAAATAATTCTCTCAGTTTTTTCTTTAAAAAACGAACTTAAAAAAACTGAAGGAGTGATTTTGAAATGGCTAAGAAAAAAGCTACAGAAGAAACTGTTGTTGAATTAAGTAAAAAAGAAAGACTAAATGCTTTTATTAAAGCTCAACAACTAGCTGCAGAAAAAGAAAAATCTGTTATTAAAATAGGTAAAATTAACGAGTTTAAAATAACAGGTAGAGAACATTATATGTTAACTGGTATATGTGGTATTGATTTTAATACTGGAGGTTTTAAAAAAGGAACGTATAATGTTGTATATGGTGCTGAATCTGGAGGTAAATCAACTATTGCTTTACAAGCCTGTGAAGGTTTTCAATTAAGTAATCCTGATTTACAAATATTATATGTTGACGCTGAACAAACAGTAGACGAAACTTTTATATCAAGATTCCCTAATTTAAATAAAGATAATATTACTTTCTTAAAAGAAGGAGTAACAGAAAAAATATTTGATATGTTAGTTGATATGTGCCAACAAAACTTAGTAGATGTAATTATAGTAGATTCAATAGACTCTATGACTACTAATGCTGAATTAGGTAAGAGCCTTGAAGAAAATGTAATGATGGACAAAGCAAGAATCTTATCGAGAGGTTTAGCTAAAATGAATCAATACTTAAGTGATTATGGTATTACTGTAATCATGATTCAGCAAGAAAGAATTGAAATGAGCATGTTCCAAGCTAAAACTCATGGACGTTCAGGTGGAAAAGCAATGAGATATTATCCAGCTACGGTTTTTCGTATAGCTAAAGTTGGCTCACAAAATGAGACAACTAAAACTGAATTACAAGATAGTAAGATTATAAGTCAATATGTAAAAATAATTAATGAAAAATCTAAAATATCTGAACCATATAAAGAAACACATACTTATATTAATACTGATGTTAATAAAAAAGTAGCAGTAGAAAAAATGAAAGAATTTATCGAATATGCTGTACATTATGGTTTAATTATTAAAACTGGTGGCTGGTATCAAATAATAGGCAATGATGGAGAACCTATAGAAAAAGTACAAGGAGAAGCTAAAATTCCATCAATATTTGCAGAAAATTTAGATTTATATACTGAAACTAAATTAACTCTTTATTCATTAGCATTACCTCCTGAATTATTCATAGTTCAATTTGAAAATATTAAAAAGATGTTAAAACAAGAAAATGTAAATATTAAAAAAACTAAAATTCAACAATTAGAATTTATAGGTCATCCAGAATTAATTACAGATAAAGATAGAAAAGAAATGGTATTTGCTGATAGAAAAATAGAAGACTTTTTCTCTGAAGAAGATTATAAAAAAGCATTATTTAATTTAGAAGAAGAAAAAGTAAATGCAGAAAAAATAAACAAAGAAAATGAAGAATTAGAAGAATCTGAAGAAATATTTGAATAAAAGGACGTGATTTCAAATGAAGAAAATTAATTATTTAAAACATGACCCTACTATGCCAGATTTAGAATTTAAAAATGGATATGGTAATTCAGTAGCTATAGATTTATATACCATGGAAGATATAGTAATAGAAGCTGGAGAATTTGCTTTAATTAAATTAGGAGTATCAATACAACTACCTAAAGGTTATAAAGCTGATTTAAGAATGAGAAGCTCTACTTTTAAAAAATGGGGCTTAATCCAGACAAATGCAATTGGATTAGTTGATTCGACTTATTCACATGAAAAAGATATGTATATGTTACCGGTATTTAAACCATTAACAAAACAAGATATAGAAGCTTATATTGCTAATGGTAATTATAACTTACAAGGATTTTCTCCTAGTAGAGTAGCTATTCCTAAACATACTTCATTGTGTCAAATAGAAATAGTTCCTTGTATGGAAGAAGTAGAATTAAACGAATTAGTTTTAGAAGAATATAAAGAATATAATA